AGAATGGAAATCAGGCCTAACGGTAGGCGTTAGTGGCAAAACTTCTTGAAACGAGGCTTCCTAGCGCTGTAGGAGAGGTTTCGCCTGACCTATACAATCGTTTAGTTCGTATTTTAGAGTTAAACTTAGGCGGATTTGATCCAACGGCAACACCGCAATACACCTTAACAACGCTTTCAGAAAACAAATTTAACCCTGGCGATGTCATTTGGAACCTTAATGCAGGCAGTTTACAAGTTTTTGATGGCTCTAAATGGTATGACATTTACTCTGGGACCACTAGAGGAGTCAGCGCAACAGGCGGTGTCGGCTCATTATCGGTGAGCACCAATGGAGCAATATCCATTGATTTATAAACTAATTCATAGCTATAATGTAGAGATTCTCGGTTCGTGGGATCTTCGCAAACTTATGTGATGCGAAAATGAGAGAAGACATTGCAGAACAATTAGGCGTAACTCCAACACCAGGTGGGTTGGAAGTTCTTTTGCGCCAATCCGAAAACAATAGAATGGCCAGTGGCGGCATTGTGAACATGGCCAATGGCGGCGCTGCACTTAGTGTTTTATCTGGAATGTTAAATCCTGGCGGTTCATCAGGAGGCTCTCAATTTAACCCATCAGGAATGTTAACAGCGGGTGCAAATGCATTGACTGGAGGTGGGTTTGGTGTTGTTAAATATCTTGCTGAGCTTGCTAATAAAAACCGATCTTCTTCTGCTTCTCTTACTGATCCTTTTCTTGATTCAGATTCATCTGTTAGGCCTGTAGACCTTATGTCTGCTGGTCCTTCTTACTATGGTTCTATGATGAGAATGTCTTCAGGCGTAGGAGAATTCCCTGGCGGAAAAGGCAGAGGCAAGGGCGCTGGAGGATTACAGGGTATATATCAACGCAAGATTAGAAAAGAAAATCGTAAATTTGATAGATTAATTGACAGATTTGCAGACACGCCTTTTGCACAAACAGTAATGAATTTTGTAAACAGAAAAAAAGAACAAGGTTTTGGATCGGGTGCATACGATGCATTTGATAGAGTGGCTGCAAGCCCTCCAGTCAGTTATGCTTCTAGCACAGGCGTGCCTAGAAACTTGCTTAACTTTAAAGAACTGAAAGAATATTATAAAAAACACGGCACTTTTATGAGAGAAGGAGCGCCGAAACCACAATATGGGGATGATTAATGGCTACTGATCAAACAATTGGATTACCGCCTTTAGGAGGAATTTCTGGCACTGACGACGTCAGTGATGCGGCGGTTATGGCCGCAATAATTGAAGCTTACGGAGGAGGTTCGCTTGGTGGTACAGATGATCTAAATATTCAAAACGAATTATTTGAAGAAATCATTGCCATGCACAGCAACCCCGAAGACATGGAAAACTACATTGGAACCAGAGAAGAAGTTATTGAACTTTTAACTCCAGCAACAATGGAAGAAATTACAGTTACCGGAAAAAAACCTTCTTTATATGAAGGAATTGTTAGCACATTGCAAGATCCTGATTTAAATATACAAGACAAAATTTCAGAAATTACATATGCGCTACAACCTGGAGAAGCTACTTCAGGACCTACAAAAATTGATTCATTTAAAGAAGATATTATAGACCCATCTTTGAAATACATAACTCCAATTTCAGAATATTATGGCATAACTGATGCTGCAGAAAATCTTGCAGAAACAGTTAACGAACAGTTTAGAAATGCTGGAGATGCTTTTAAAAGAGAGTTATATGAAATTTATGGAAACGAACCTTGGTTTGAAGGAGAATATCCTGTTAGTGAACCTACAATTATTGGAAAAGATCAAGTAAGTGGAATATCTGGTCTTGACCCTGATGATATAACAAATGCTGGCAATCTTGATATTGACGACCAAGGAAATATTATTAGCACAGGAACGGGTGATGGAACGAGTGATGGAACAGGAGATGGAACTGGTGATGGTGATGGAACTGGTGATGGTGATGGCGATGAAGAAGACGGCGGAATCAAAGGCATGTTATCCAAAGCTTACGACAAGCTTGGAATACAAGGAATCTTAGGCATACTTTCAATGCTCGGCCTTGGAA